TTGGCACCCACGGAGAGTGTATCAGTGGGTGATAGGTTTGAAATACCCGATGGAGCCGTACCCACAGTGCGTAACGCATTCATTTGGACATTTCCACTTATCGTAACTGGTGTATCAGAAGTCGCATCCAATACGAGGAGATTCCCCGCACGCAAACCAGTTGATCCAAGTATGAGACCCTTGGCGTACACATTACCATCTGCGTAGACAACATTTGAGTTTGTGTCGTCAATAAAGACATTTGACCCAACACAAAGATCGTGTGTTGGATATGTGTTCGCGGCACCTATATTGTTTGATGTGTAAATGTCACCATATACATGAACATTAACGGACTTTGTATTGTCTACATTAATTGACGCAGAATTATACCCACCATATGCATCCGTTTGAAAAAAGGCCATCTCTCTACCCCTATTACCCGCGACAAAACCAAGAGCTACATTTGAGTATCCCGTGCCAGGTGTCATAACAAATGCCGTTTCTCGTGACAGCACATCATTTCCAAAACCGGAGTGAATGACTACATTGGCAACACGCAAATCCTGTGTAGCTATATATGTTGCGGTTTCTGAGACTGTAATATTACCAGTCACAGCGATATTACCCACAAGGTTCAAGTAACCTTCTTGGTACACATTACCCTTTAACATCATGACATTGGAACCCTGGCCAAAAATACCAACATTACTTCCAACACTCAAGTTTGAAGTTTTGATACCACCCACAACAGTGATGACATTTGAATTTGTCTCCTTAATTGAAAGATTTGCCCCAGATGTTATAAGTCTATCGGACACGATCACATTTGTAGCAACCAAGTTACCACTCACTGTCATCAAATCACGACCTGTTAAGTCTATGTCAACCTTCCTTGTGTCGCCACTATTTACCTGAAACGCCTTTGTTGGGTTCGTTGTACCGATGGCAAATTGATTTTCAATGAATAAACGCTCAGCTTTACCACGACCTTTCAAGTCAAGCACAATTGTGTCAGTTTCATCCACAAAAAACTTGTTACCCACGGAAAGAGATTTTGTTGGTGTTGTGTTCGCTATACCAAGGCGCCCCTTTGTGCCAAGTTCTTCAACGAGGAGAAGTTCATTCGCTTCAACTTCCTTCGTCAAAATACTCTTGACACCCGTAAGAGTTTCTTGTTCAACGGGTTCTGCGTCCAGACTTGCCACATAAATCTGTTCGAATCTCGCGGTGCGACCCATTTATACTTTAGTTCCCGAATAAAATTCCAGCCAATCCATCCTTGATCCTGAGGACATTATAGTTTAAGGCGAACACACTGATGTCATCATGTCTCCCCCTAAAGTTACCCTTCTCAACACCTCGAAGTATAAGTTTTGCGTTATCAAGTCTACTGAAATTACATGTACCAGATGGGTTATAGTCTGATGCGTTCATACCAAAATGATACACAAAATATCTCGTGTACATAAGATCTTCTGAATCAACTCGGAAGTCAATTTTACCATATTTTGACTTGTAATAACTTTGAACTGTGTGGAAGTAAGTTGGTGTCATATTTTCAAGAAGTGGCGTTCCATTGACATGAATATCAGCATTTCTAAAAGTAAAACGATCATTTGTTGGATCGACATTTGTTGCGGAATAACCGAAGAAGATTGACTTCACGGGGTGGTTAAATGAACTCAAATCTAAATCATTGTACCCACCCGTGGTTTGAATCACGTTATCAACAACATTTGAGAGGGGGAACTCAACCTTTTGTGTCTGTGTAATTATAAAATCCATTTGCCTCTTCACAAGAGATTCTCTCTCTTCCTTGTCCAAGTAGATATAGTTCCCATATACATTGATTCGTTTCTGTGAGGCACCATAACCGACGAGGCTTGTTTCGTCAAAATTGATCCTCACTTCAACTTGATGATGTGTAAGAGATACAAGGGGCAAAAATGCCCCGTGATCACAAAAGAAAAAATGAAGTGGTTGGAAGTTTCTATTTGATGTACTTGTTTTGTTTGTCAGTTCTTCTTGTTTCGTCCATGTATCGGCAAGATAATTTGGCCATATATCTGCGTAATAGTCATAGTGTTGAGAATCTATTTTTTGACCCCCAATATAAAGATCAATTGTTGAGTTGTACAAAAGATTTGACGAAACATTGGAATTCTTATCAAGCCCTTCAAACCAGAGACAATTTATAAGATCTCCTAAAACTGGTACCGTGAATGTGGGGTCTTTATCGGTAACCGTTTTAATCAGTTTGGGGGCTTGTGAAAAATTCGTATGCCTCGTAAACTTCATACGAAAGAATGAGTGACCCTCTTCACTGTTTATATACATATCTTGTGCGCCTTTTGAGACGAGTTGAATCAATGCACCAGACATTTAATTAATATTTAGATTATAAAAACAGCGGCTTTCCCTGAGGAAAGTCCTTCTTCTCTTCCTCGGCAACCTTACCATGTATCTTGAAACCACCCTGGCGATACACTTTCATTCTCTTGTAAAACATCGCTGTAAAGAGTGACCATGGATCGTGGATGTCATAGATGTGTGGATTATTCTTCTTTCCCTTGGTTTCTCTCATGATACGACCTATACTTTGGGTGATATCCGACTTTGGTGACGCCAATATGACTGTATCCAGGGTTGGTATGTCAAGGCCTTCGTGGGCTTGTGAGAAAGTTGCGAAGATGATCTTCTTTTTAGAAGAAGCCTGAAGGTCTGCCTCCTTCATTCCACCCATGTAGAGACCCGAGTTTTTGGGGAAACATTGGTGGAGCATCTCACAGTGCCAGCGTCTGTCACTTAGAACAAGAAGTTGTCTTGTACCAGCTGAAGCCTTCTTGATCAATTCCACGAGCATTTGGTTTCTCTTCCTGTCTTCCACAACTTCTGTAATCATGTTTGGCATGGATACTTTACCGAAGCGTGTAGAGGGTGGTGGATTCCTATAGTTGAATGATTCGTATGTAATGTTAAACACTTCAACTTGGTCCTGGTTCTTCCTCTCTACCGCAAAGAATGTGGGACCCATAAACCAATGAAGAACCTTCGTGAGACCATCCTTTCTCTCTGGGGTCGCCGAGAGTCCAAAGATATGCTTGGGACACATCTTGAAGAGGGACTGACTGAAGACCTTCGCACAGATGTGGTGGGCTTCATCAACTATGAGGGTCCCTATAGAATCAAAGTCGCTGAAGGAGTATTCCTTGAGGGAGAGAGACTGAAGCATAGCTATGACAAAGTCACAATCTGTCTCCTTCTTGTCCTGTTGAACAATACCTATCGTAGCACCCGGGCAGAATTGCTGAATCCGCTCTCTCCACTGGTCTGCTAAGAACTGTTTGTGTACAACAATCATCGTTCGGTAGCCCAACTTACACGCTATTGCCAAGGATACGGTGGTCTTGCCATACCCGCATGGGAGCGAGAGAACACCATGGCCCGCGCTAATAGCTGCAGCAAGAGCCTCGTTCTGATGGGTTGCGTCTCGTAATTGACCGACGAATTTTGCTTGGGAGCGGGCTGGTTCGGGGCGACGATCCTCTTTGGGCTTTCCCACCTTACCAACTCCGTAGAATCTTGGAACGCACACTCCATTCTTAGCTGTTCTAAAAACTTTGAAAGGTGGTGGAGGAAATCCATAGTCCCCATTGACTTGGGGTCTTACCGTAAGCTCCTTTTTAATTTCGGTGATTGGTCCCTCAGTCACGAGGTACCCTGTTCGTGTTAGCATCTGATATATCTGAGGCTTTAACTTTTAATAGAGACAAGCTTCCAACAATATCCACTATAATTGCCAACATTCCAAGCCCCCGAGAAATCAACTTCAACTTCAACTTCCGATCCAATTGTGAGAGCTTGAATGGGTTCCCCTTCAACACGACACATGACTCGCCTATAACGGAATGGAACTTTCACTGTGAGGATACGACCTTCAAGGGGATTGTCTATGTGGGAATTTTTAATAAACCTGGATTTGTTTATGTGATTTCTTCGGACGATTTCAGCACAGTTTTCAGGAATGACCAAACGAATATATTTTTTGTCGTTGTGGTCATACATGGGTGTATGTACAGTGGTTAGAAACTTCATTGGTTTCTGTTACGATAAATGAGAATTAAAACTATAAGCACTAAAAGTGTCACTGATATAACTTGTGTGAGAAGGAGAGGCCCCAGTGGTTCCCGAGTTCCAAATACTATGTGACTGAGAGACCTTGATACCTCCACCGCAGCCTCAATACTTGAGTAGGGTGTGTTGCGAGGTGACATCATACCACACATAGCGACACTTGGACATTCCCCAAAGAAGGGAAGTTGTCCATAGAGACTGAGAACCCCTGATGATTGGGAAAACTGCCATCGCTCACCATCCCATTCAGCACCCCAACCAATTCGGATTTGCTTGGGGAGAGGAACATCCAACTCCTCAAGGATCCGAACCCTCAACTCTTCGGGTGGTGTTGTGAGGATTTCCTCTGTGAGATCACATATAACACATGAGACTGTATGACCATCTGCGAGAACAACGGGTTGGAGGTTCAGCCTCGTCGTAGCTGCAATCTTTAGATCGTCGGCCAACTCCACAGGTTCATCAAAATCAAAGAGGACATTTATACACCCATATGTACTCTCCCTCACCTTTTTCTCAGCATCTGAACCCCAGTTATCTCCAAGGAACTTTAGAGCTGGACTATTATCAAGGCAGAGAAAGAGCATTCCGTCTTCAATTTGTGTTTCATCCCCAAATACAGCTTTAAATCCATTGGGGAGATATTCAACCTCCCTGAGCTCCTTGCCGAATTGAAACTCCACACCCACTTTTTCAAGAGCCTCCTGCATTCCGTCTGACATAACTCTACCAGACACCTTTTGGGTATATTGTTTTGAGAGTGCCACATGATCAAAACTTTTGACAAACTCATAGGCTGACATGACATCCCATGTAACACCATCCATAATGAGAGGAAGATGTTCAAGCACGGCTTGACCACCCTCGGTCATTTCCCCGAGAGCCT